AACTTTCTTCCCGCGGGTATCCAATTCTCTGAGGGTGCTGCTTCAATTTGCGCCATTAGTTCTTGATTGTTATGTTTCCGAGGTTTGCTTTGAATTTACCCGCGATATCTTCCGCGAATGCTGCTCCGAGTTTCTTCGTGTATCGTTTAGAAACGGCTGTATATGCTTTCTCGTAGAACCGAAGACCGACGATTCCCTTTCGTTTGACCGAGCGAGCCATGAGGAAAGCAGCGGAGTTGATATTGCTCTTCGTGTTCTTCTTGAACCGACCCTTCTCATCTCTCAGCTTGATTCCTTTGGCTTTGATCCACTTCACAAAAACCGAGGACGGAGGTTGCTTGCGAAACGTAAAGGGTGACCCTTGATTCTTGCGAGTGCCGTTTACCCCGAAGTGAATAAAGGGAGCGTACTTCTTCGCTTTGCCTTTGGCTCCGAAGCTGATTTCTCGTATCTCGTTTCCACGTACCCGAATGCGATAATTCAGAGACCGCTTCAGCGTACCCGATGCGACTCCGTAGTTCTTATTTTTGCCGATCCTACGCCCTCCAAGATGCCTCTTCGCACTCTTGAGGATATCATCTGCAAACGCGATAAGTGTCTCGTTTACTTTGCTCATATCCCTGCGCGTTCGGATGCCTTCCGACAATGGTTCTTCTCGATGCTATCGAGTAACAAGGTCAGCCATAAACCGAGACCCGTGAGAGTTCGTTCTCGTTGGTTCGCTCCCAGGACTGCGGAAACGGAATGATTCCCGAAAGGAACCCCCGAATCCATTAGAAGCCGATTGAGGAACTTTGACGCTGTGACCGATACAATTATCGACACGTCCCGAAACAGCTCGTATATGGCTCTCCAAATGCTTCTGAGAACATCTGAGGTAATAAAGAAGAGCGACTCTCCAAACGAGTAAACGATCCCAACGGGAATCGCTACGATTGCGAGGACTACGAGAAAGAGGATTTTAATAGCTTTCATAATTCGGGATCTTCAGGGAACCAACCATTCTCTTCCATGTACTCTTGATCTCGAACGGTGGTATCGCTTGGGATGATATAACCGAACGGGAACTTCTGATTTGTTTGCACAAATGCAGACAGAGAGAAGCGTTCATCGTTCGATAGCTCAGGAAAGCAAGCCACAAGGCGTTCGAGTATCGCAGCGGGGTGTACGTTGATAAGGTAATCCGTGTTAACCTGCAATGCGTTCTGTACTCCGTCAGGGTGTACGATAATACCAAACACGGTCGAAGCCGCTTCCCCGTCTGCCTGTATCAATACAGGGCGGGAGATGTTGTACAGTTCGCGCGTGATTTGGTACGCTCTGCGCTCGCTTGTTTGCGTGTCAGTTGGTAAGACTATGATATATCCGTTCATTAGAAAATGTTGTAGAAGGTGTTGATGTTCGTTTCAATTCCTGTGCGGTTGTCGGTTTGTGGCGTTGTATATATCACAAACTCTTGCAACGTTCCATTCATTGGTACGCTACCGCTGTACTCTCTGCCTATCGATGTCAAACCTCCGATTGCTTGTTGCGTGTAGCTTAATGACCCCTGATTTAATGACCCATTAACGTAGTAATTTGTGGAAGACGGACTAACAAAATCGAAATAATTAATTTCGTGCGCTGTTGTTGTTGGTTTACTTCCCTTCCATGCCCCATCATAAAACAATCCTGAAGGACTACCCGAACTTATGACGAATCTACCGGACTGACTATCAAAAATCCATCCCGATGCAGTTGCTCTTTTTTGAACAAATATGAATGAATAATCTGTTGCGCTTATTGATAAATTTTGACCTGACGAATTTTTTAAAAATAAATTTACACTATTTGTAAAATCTACCGCAGGCTTCCCGTTCTCCGTCACCACGCCCGTAGTCCCGTCGTAAATCTTTGGCATTGAACCCGTGGCCGTTTGCGCTGCCGTGTTCGTGTTGCCTGATTGGTCGTACCACTTCGAAACATAACCCGAATTCGAACCGCAATGCGCTGCGAGTGCTGTAGTATCTAATTCGTCATTTGAAAAACCTATATCTGCGTAGCTAATCCCGTTCCATACTTCGACGCAGTCGCCTGTGTAAAGCGTACGTAGTTTACGAATTGAGTAAGCAGCAGCCGCACCCGTGTACGTGTCTAATAATAAATTGGCTTCGTCTGCCTCCTCCCACGTTTGCTTCAAGCTAATTGGAACTGTGCCGCCCGTCCTCGCTTTGAGATACTCCAAAAGAGCAGCCTTCACCGTAGCGAAAGACGCATCGTCTGCGGGTGCTGGTGTAAACTCAACCCATGTGCCCGTGTCGGGATCTGCAAATGCAGCCTCTGAGTAATATATCTTTCTTTTAATAACCTTGCCCGCTGTTGGGGTGTCGCTTTCTGCATCCTCCGCGAGTCCGTCTCCGTCCGCTTTGGCTGTGTAATAAAGTTCGACTGTATCTGTTGCACCGCTTCGGAAGGTCTCCGCGTCTGTGGCAAAGCGTTCGTGATATTGAACCCCGCTTGCAGCGTCTGCCCATTCGAGGTCGTAGTCCGCGCCGCTTGCCTTCACAAGAGCTTGTCCCGAAGTACCTCCCGCAATGACTCCAACCTTTGCCGTGTTCGCGGTTATCTCTCCCGCTTGAGTCGGTGTGATGCCTGTCTTTGCGTTGTTCGCTGTGATGTCATCGGCTTGGGTTTGAGTGATCCCGACCTTTGCATTGTTTGCGGTGATATCGTTCGCCTGTTGGGTAGTGATCCCAACTTTCGCGGTGTTGGCTGTTATCTCGCTCGCTTGCGTTGGTGTTATTCCAACCTTTGCCGTATTCGCTACGACAGCGGCATTGGCTGCGACCCGTGCCTCTGTATAATAGAGATTCCCGTTCTCGTCAATGTCTCCCGTATCCAATACCACAACGCCCGTTTGACCGTTTACCGAGTCGACAGGAACGTTCGGGATATCGGTCGTAAGTGCCAGGGTTCCCGTTGAGCTTGGAAGGAGTACCGTAATATTCCCTGCATTAGGTGCGCGAAGCCAAATCTTACCCGTAGCATTCTCCCAATATGTTAACGCCCCTTGTTTGAAGTTGATGTCTGCAATTGTCGAAAGAGCGTCGCTCCCTTCAATGGTCATTGCCTCGAACTCGACTTCGTTCCCTTCCGTACCTGCTGCAACTGCAAAGGACATTACACCGGGAGAGGCTTCGGTCACGGTCAGACCCGAAAGGTTGACTTTCATCTTTGCGCTGTTGGCGAGAATGTCGATATACCCCTTCGTTGTGTCGTTGAGGGTGTCATACATCTGCGCCCCTGTTCCGCTTGCTTTAAACCGTGCGAGAAGCTCTTGAAGCCCTCCATTCTTCATCCACTTCTGAACGCCTGAATTGTAGGATAGAACGTCCCCCTGTTCCGGGCTTATGATGTTCACATCGGTTAAGTCCTCGAGCGTTTCTGCTCCTCCCGTGTTCAAGGTAACCACCCCGTCTCCATCATCGGTGAGGGTGCCGTTCGTTACGTTGATTGTGCGAACGCTAAGAACATCGGTTGTGCCGTCGAGCGTCAGCATACGCAAGAACCCGCGTCGAGCATATGAAGGGACATCCCCACCCCCGGGAATGACTCCGTCGATTGGAGCATTGCAAGCGTCCCACTCGTAAGGGATCTCAACAGACAAATCGAGCAGCACGCCCGAGAGAACGTTCTTTGTCTCTTCCTCGAGTGGTGTAGTCGTAGCGTTTACAACCTCATAATCTTGAGCAAAGGTGAAGATATTGCCACCCATGCGGATGTCTGCGATAATGTCTTCTGCGCATTGCTCCGCATCAGACACGACCTCCCGTTGTCGTTCTACCTTATCGGTCTTGTCTGCTGGTACGTCAAGGATATATACCTCGATGTTATAAGTCTTCGTCCCGGTGTCATATGTTGCCCCGGTGTAGACCATGTGCATGAGTGGGAACTCGGTAAACTTTGCGAGATCTACATCATCCGGAGAGCCGAATGAGAATGACTTAATAAAGAAGTGATTCGTTGCGAATACTTCAAACCTTTCGACGATGTTATTGAACGTGATCATGTGAGCTTCGGTCTTTTAAATAACTGAGGTGTTGGAATACGACTTGGACAGGGAGTTCCGTAATCGCGTCCATCTTGAGAACGTCTTCCCCTGCGAGGGAATAGAGGAGGTGATACCATCCCCATTTTTCACCGACTGGATCGCTTTGTCCGCTACCTCCAGCAAAGAGAACTGCATATCGTGCAGCAGTTGATTTCTGGAAGTCCAAAAAAAAAGCAGCATACCCGAGATAAGGTCTGCCGGCATCTCTTCGAAGATGCTTGCGTCTTCTTTGGTGGTGTACTTCTTTATCTCGTATTTGTCTCCGAGTTCGTAGGTCACTTCCCGATAGAGTAGAGCTGTAATTTTGTGAGCGTTTGCCCAAAAATCCTCGAGGTGGTTTTCCATGTCAATCCACTCACCCGCTGTGAACTCATCCCAGTTCGGAATAAAGCCGAAGCGTTTTCCGTTCATTTCAACGACTTTCTCATGACGTGCAGTCTCTTGGGTTAGAAGATTGTCAAGATGCGCTGAAGCGGCTTCTATTAGCTTCTGAGGCATCGCACGCAGTTTCTCCACCGAGTACCCCGAACAGATAGATA